GTCTACAGTGATTCACATCTACCACAACACTACAGCGACGGGTTTTTGCTAGCCGTTGAAGATATCTATCTAGGCGCACAAAGATCTGATGATTGGACAGCAGGAGACGATTTGACATTTAACATAGTTTTAGAATGCGAAGTCCTAACCATGACCCAGTCCGCAGCAATGGCACTAAGTCTATCCCAGCAATAATCCTGAGGTGTTACCTTGGATAGAAATATGATGCTTACAATAGATGAGTATATGGCGTTACGCCGACTTATAGACAGTGAGCGGGAATCTGAAGGCGCCAAAGAGGCAATGGATACAAAACCTACAGCAAGTCCACGCAAGCGACGGGCGTCTGCATACTCTCGCAAATACAAAGCAGCGTTCCGTCGCATTGCCCCCACTTACAAAAACAAGAACGGCACGTGGAGAAAAGGTGGATTCAGAAAAGCAGTAAAAGCAGCTCATAAGGCGGTGAAGAAGTGAAGTTTACAGGAAGGACACTATATGTAAGTGGTACTGTAACTACTGCAGACATCGAAAGCGGCGCACAACCGATAAACTCGGGATTAGTGTCTATATGGGAAAATGAACGCAATAACTATGGTTACTTGGTAAAGTTTGTATCAAGCTTTCCAACTGCATCAGGTAGCAACAATCAGAACGCACCATTTATCTTGACATCGTATTCTAAAAGAGATCTACACGCATTAAGAAACGGTGGTGCACCGGGTGGCAATCAAGTGCTGCAGATTTTAGGTATTCAAGCAGGAGTTTCACCTGCAGGTAATGACAGAGTGTTAGCAACTTTTAATCCTCAATCAACAGTACAATCTAACAAAGGAATTGTTAAGCGTGATGCGTTAGTTTGTCAAAGTTTGTCCATTGGTATTGATGATCCTAGAAGACCAGTGTCATATTACATAGAGCTAGATGAATACTTACTAGATGACGATGAGTACGCTCTAGCGATGCTTGGCGAAAGTGACCAGAATGTCGGTAACTTTGAGGTACGGTTGTCATGACCGAGCCGATTGCACCAATAGACCAGAAACAAAATGAAAGAATTGTTTGGTGTGAGCGTTTGCTTTACCTTATTGTCCTTCTTCAGTTCCCTCAATTGGCAACATTGATTTAATCATATTCATCTTTACACATGCGTCGTGAGCCATACAGCCACACACACGGGCATGGAACACATGAATTAATCTGGTATTTGTTACATCACCCATATCAAAGGCTGCCATATCCAAAAACTTGGCCTTGATTGCTGCCGTTACCCACTTAGATCTAGATGCTTTCCAGGAGAGCTCTTTGTCAAGTCTCATTTTCAAACTGTTAGGTATCGATATCGTGATTGGAACACCAGGGTCTGCACTTCTTGGGCGACTCATTCTTCTCCCTCGATGCCATGCCAATATTTACTAGCACTAATATGACCATGTTTGGCAGATTCAGGCTCATGTAATTGTTGATTTACTCCTGCTTTCCACCATTTCATTTGCTCATCTGTAATATAATGGCGTAAAATCCACTTTGCTATACGCTTAATCAGTTAATCCACCCCTTATCGATGGCGTCGCATACATTTCCAGTAGCTCTGTAAGCGTCTGATAACCTAACGATTACTTTTTCTATCGGTGTACCGTTAAATTTTGGATATTTTAACCTAATAAGATAGATAATATCCGTTATTCTGTCGTCAATCGATTCCCAAAACTGCATTTCTTTGTCCTCCATGGCACTCCTAGTTGGATCTAGTATATAGTTTCATTCATAATGATAGTATTTTATTCCTAGTTTGGTCGCTAGGTGTTGCGATTTTAGTAAAAATTACCTAGCGTTTAGCATAGGCGTATAGCGACGAAGACTAGAATAGTACTATAAACTGTCTCCTATCATTATAGGGTATGGCAAAGAAAGAGTCATTTTTTATTAGAGGCACAGTAACAACCGGAGCAGCAGACACATTTGTACAAAGTACAATAGATCTATCTGCATATGTTTCAGCTTTAGGAAAAAGTATTGTTAGAATTAAATCGATTGAGGGCGAATGGGCGCAAGGTCCTAACGGGACTATTCCTAATGGCGTCCCTACTATGGCTAACAACCAAGCAGGTTATGCAGTTTGGCAATTAACTACACAATCAAATAGTGGATTGGTATCGCTGGACGACCGTACAACAATAGGTAAAGGCGCATTATTTGCTAGAAACCCCGACAGCAACACAAACCCACCTACTCAAGTCTACAGTGATTCACATCTACCACAACACTACAGCGACGGGTTTTTGCTAGCCGTTGAAGATATCTATCTAGGCGCACAAAGATCTGATG